TCGATCCGGCTGATTAAGAGAGAAGTTCGTATTTGCAGCCAGCGTTCCCGTATTAACCGGAGTATGTGCCAGAACTTCGCTATGGGCCATTGAAACAATCGCTTTAAGCTCATTCGTTATAGTCCTCTCCAAACTTTTTTCTAGGCTGTCGAGCGACTTGCCTTTTCGAACCAATTTAATCGTCATCCAGACCTCACATTTAGCCGATGAAGTGCAGAGGCCGCGTCTAAGCTCGCTTCAGTAATGAAGTAGTCTTGCTTGTCAAAATTGACCTTGTCAGATGTTTCGATTTCCACGGGCAAATCTTTGTAAGCGATTAAAACAAGCTTAGTTTGTTGTCGCTGCCGTTGAAGATCTTGTTGATTTTGACTCGTGTTTGTTACGATCCCTTTAACTCTATATGTTTTAGAGTTGACCTGGTTAAAACTTCCTGTGGTCGGATTGTATGAAACATTCGCTTTCATTTTTGTCACAACAAGATCTTTTTCCGACCCATCAATAACTTTGCCTACTGTCTTGAGGGTCTTTGAAATCTTTGCTGCTAAATCCATCACGACCTCGATACACTTGCAAACCGCCCGCCCTTGATGCGCCCGTAATCTTCAACGACAAGCATTACAAAGTGAGGCAGAATTGATGATCTGTCAGTTTTGTTAAATTTGATATCGATGCCTTCTAGGGTCAGTTCATCAATCCCGGCGTCACCAGGTTCTTCCCTGCGATTGCTTTCAAGCAGACCTAGAGCGGTCAGATACGTTGCTTCTTTGATCACATCGGGGATCACATCATCGGCTATCGCGTATCCGTTTTTTTCAGTTACACCTTTGCGGGGCCATTCAAGTGGATTGGTTGAAACCTTTTTTGTACCGTTCCAAGCGACTAGAGTGTCGAGGGTCGAAGTGGCCATTGCCAAGGCTTGAGCTTTTTGCGCTGAAGATGATTTGATCCAAGAGTCTTTGTAGATTTGTCCATCGAAGTATGTATCAGCATTTGATACTGTGGCATAGGCGTTTGCCCCGCTCACTCCCGATCCTGTTTCAGCGACAAGTGCGAATGTCATTGGCCTCTCCAAAAGAAAAAAGGGCCAAAACGGCCCTTTAATATCCTTATCTTATATTTGTGTTAAATTTGTCTGTAGAAAAAGGCAAGTTTAAAAAATACCTTCATGCTAATTGACATCACCCTCATATCTACTCGTCCACATGGTTAAAGAATATTTAATACCTGATTTAAGCTCATTAACATGATGGCCATGAGTGACCTGTGATGGAAACAAAATGCAGTCGCCAATCGAAACATATTCGTTGTCAAAAGTTTGACGGGGGAAGATCAGAGTTGCGCCTTCATAATTGTCATTGAGCTTCACCGAACCTGTCACATGGCTTGCATCGCAATGCAGCCCCAGTGTCTTTTGCGTGTCCACCGAATAGCGCATTGAGAACGCATCCCGTAGCCCGTAGTGCTTCATTGGCGTCCAGTATTTCTCACTTATAACGCCTAACTTTTGACGCCACAGGCGCTCGTATTCATCCCACAGGCCCAACTCTTTGAGCCTAATTTCATAGGCGGGGAACTTATCATCAGGCAGTGGTGACCAGCCGCCATGCGCTTCGGACTTGTCGATGATGTATCGGCACTGACTTTCCGTCAGAAACTTCGTGACCAAAATATCGTTTGCCACCACCTCAAAGTCTAAATCCATATAATATGGGCTTTTGACCTGTTGCGCGTCTTCAACGTATCCAAACGTCTTTGCTAAATTTAAAAACCTAGCCTTGGCGTCATCGCCACCGTTTCCATGATATATGCAAGAGCAACACATACCATTTGAAATTTGACCATCTTGAACAGAAACCTCATCGTTGCATTGGAAAATGTAGCCCTCATAATCCAGTTTGATGCTTAAACCCGTTTGATTGAAAAAGCGTTTTTGTATCCAAAGTTGATCATCTTCATCGCCCATAACGATCTCGTTGAAAAACTCTCTTAAAGCTTTGACGCGTCCTATATAAACCCCGCTGTTCAAGTATTTATATGGCGTGGGGGTCATCGGAAACATTGGGGCCATCTTTGGATCAGGCCAGCAATCCTTTTCAGCCGCAAAAAGTATGTCACAATCAAAGCCCTCGAAGCGCTCAACCATTGTTTGCAAATCATCGCAAAACAAAACGTCATAGCCATCCACAAAAAGAACCGTGTCATTGTCTGGAAGCGTGAGAAGGTGATTGCGTGTTAAATTTATTTTTTGACCGCCGCCGTGAGCTTCCATTGAGCCGCCCGTCCACTCGACCCCCTGTCCTAAATTTAAATACGTTATGCCGTGACGATTTGCTGATTGCTCAAGCGCCCACATTTTCTCTTGGTCTGTGCCTACTGTTAAAACGTGATTTTGCATTGGTGCTGCCTCTATTGTGCTAGGCCTTATTGATCGTGGGATTTGCTTGACCCGCTCTGGCTCAAAGAAGTAGTTTTCTTTTTTTTGCATTAAGAGCGTCAGTGGAACCCACTCATCCACTGGAATAATGTTTTCTGAAAACCCATCGATTAACAGTCGAGCCGTTGTTGGCGTAAGAGCATAGGCGTGGCAGTTATACCAGTAACCCAAACTGTTTTTTCTGTAGCCGAGCCAAGCGCTGTCATGATGTTTCAAAACCGCGTCAACATTCGTGACGTCGATGCTTTCAAAAATTGCATCTTCCTCTAGAATTATGCCGTTTAGCCCAGAGTTGGCTATCTTTCTCCAAACGCGCAAATGGCTCACAGCGCATCCGAACTCTGTTTCCAGCATATGTCTGTTGAGGATGGGGTCTTTCCACTCTGTGTCGCGCTTACAGCCGCTCTCAGCCTCTAGCTCAACCCAGTTTTTCCCCCTCGCGTCAAAAGCATCGCCATGCAGTGAGATTTGGTAAACTATTGCCATCTTGGGCCTTCAAACCAAGCAACAAGACTTTTCCTTGTGCCGCTTGTTACGGGGGTCACCCTATGCAAGAGATAGCTTGGGAATACTAAAACCGTTCCCTTTGCCTTACAGCTTTCGTCTGGGGTTTCTGTTTCTTTAAATTGAAACTCTCCACCCGAATATTCGCTCGGATCAGACAGTTGAACAGTTACGGAGAGCTTTCGGTCAAACCAACTCTCTTCATTCCAATCAACGTCAACGTGCCAATCATAATGACCGCCCTGTTCCGCTTTGTATTCTGTATATTGGAGCGGTGCTATATTTTCTACGAACACGCGAAGCGCATTATAGTTTGCAGCCTTAACATATTCCCAAAGCAAATTTTGAATTTCTGGAACATCCAGCCAACCAACGTCACTTTTTCGAACCTGATCCGTATTGCTTTCGTCGTTTGTTGTGGCGCGTTCAATTTCAATTTTTTCTGCTTCTTTTAATATCATGGAGATTTGAACTTCATTCAAAGCCCCTGACCACATTACCCAATTTTGTCTCATTAAAATTATTCGCCTATCTGCTCACACTTAAACCATGTGTTGCTTGATGGGCCTTTGAAGTATGGAGTTTCGCCTGATGGGAAGTCATCCCCAAACAAAAGCGGCTCTGTTTTATCTAAAAGACGAATATATTGCTCATCTTGCGCCAATACTGTCACGCCGCCAGATATAATTCTATAACCCATTAAACCCAGACCTCATATGTGTCGCTGCTATCAGCAATTAGCCGCTTAATCTTGTTTTGCTTTTGTGCAACTTTCAGTTCTTCTAGCTCATTGAAATATTCTGATTGATAGGCGTGATGGGCCAAGGCCTCAGTGGGGCTTGTTGTTTCATACCTCATCCCACCTCTCATTTCACTCCATGTGAACTTTTGAAAAGTCGCCCAGTTTACCGTTTCTAGATCTGTCAGCACATGCAGGGTTTCGCCAGCATCCGTGACCTCAATTCCATTGATTGCGAAATTGTTTCTATATCCAGCAATTACTTCATTCATAGCCAGTTCTATATGCGCTTCAGCCTCTTGCCTTGTAAGGTGAACAAGCCCATCGTCAGTTTTGAACTCATTTTTTTCGATATGGTCGTCGAAGTACATAATCGCATCTGCACGATTTCTAAGCTCAAAACACCACTCGAACCACCCTTCAACCTCTGTGTGACCATCTTCACCTGATGCACTCGCCCTCTCGCGCAGTTCATCTTCCATGCCGAGCATTACCTGATAGCCAGCATCATAATCAAAAAACTCAACGCCAGCCTGTTCAAATACATCACTCAGGGCCGCATAAGCTCCATCGCAAACCCCTAAATCCTTAAAAAACTTCAAAGATGTTTTCATGAAACTACTGACCCGAATACGCGGCTAGTTGAGTTTCCAGCGCTGAATGTCACCGTGTTTCCGTTGGTTTTAATCGCAGGGCCACCCGCACCACCCGCTCTGTCCACAACGGGGGCGGTAAAACCCCCATACATTGATCCACCCGCAGCGCCCCA